TTGCCTCAAGACCAAGGTTCTCAACAACCACCTGAATCATGGGTTTGCCGTTGACATCAATCAAGGGTTTGGGGAAGGTGTAACCTGCTTGTTGAAAACGTGACCCAGCACCTGCCATAGGAATAAGTACGTTTAGTTTATCATCTTTCCATTTGTTCACAATATCAGTCGACTCCTTGATTCTATCCAACAAACTTAAATTAACTTGTGACGGGTTTGCCACTCTTATATAGGGAGCACGAGACCTCACCGCTGCCAGTAGTCCGGGGGGTGAATCTTCAATGATCATTGTTTCTTCGGGCAACACACTCATCATCGACATTGCCTTCCAGTAAATCTCTGGATGCGGTTTGGAATTCTTGACATCCTCATTTGATAGAATGATAGAGCAGTACTCGATTAGTCCAGACTTTGCCAGAGCAGTCAAGACGGTGCGACGAATGCTATTCGAACAAACTCCAATCTGGTATCCCTGATTCTCTAGAGTTTGAAACAGTTCTAATGCATGAGTGTTAATTGGAAGTTCGTGCATCATTTGCACGGTGATCTCTTGCTTCTTATTGAAGATCTCATCGTGCAATTCAACAGGGAGATTTTTTGTTGCAGTGAGAAGTTCTAGTTTTTCACGAGTCTTTCTACCGTCGTATAGATTACGATGCTCTTCAGGAGTAATCGCAAAGTGCTTACCCAAGGCACGATTTAATGCTTGGTAGTGTATATCCTTTGCATCGACAAGAACACCGTCAAGATCGAATAGTATAAGTTTCAGCATAATCAGTACACACTGCTTCGAAGTTGGTTGAATCAGTGTTATTTAGTTCAGGCATAACGCAGACTGATTTCTCAGTATCAAATAGAACATTCATGTTAGGGTATGCCCAAATCCATCCCTGAGACGTTAGGGTGTAGTCATCCTCTTGATGCCAGAAGAATTGCATATGAGGAGCATTACGTCTCAGATGAATTAATGCTTCAATGTTTTTACAATGAATCCATAGATGTGACCATCTAGAAGACAACCACTGATGATTGATAGGGTATTGAGGTTCATCATGACCTAAGTACATGCCAACGGTATCTACTCCGCACCATAGGTCGATCTCTACTTGATATCCCTTCTCAATGCATTTATCAATTTGTGCGGGAGAGTTTTCTGTCAACGGATCGGGTCCGTTAAGATTCCCCCTATGACTAATAACTATCATTCGAATACCATACTGGATACACTTACGGTATCATACATTCTTTCGGGGTTAGACTGATAATCTTGAACCGTCATTGGTGCAGATACTTTTTCGTCGGTATGCAATCTGTCGTGCTCATACAGGGCAAGGAAAGCATAGTGTATAATTTTTAACAGATCTTTACGGTGTTCAGATGGTGCACCCTTCTTGCCATAACGAGCATTATACTTGTCTACATTTCCTAAAAAGAATCCCATACCATGTCCACGGTCAACAATCACTTCAGATGATTGTAATCCACCTTGACCATAGTGACCAGAGTAAGTCGAATCGATGTAATCCGAAAATTCTTGAATCAACTCATCTTCACGAAACTTGTAAACCTTACTCATATCCAAACTTTCCTTTTCAAAATTGTCACACCGTGACCTTCATTAATATGTTTGTCAATTTCCCACTGACTGATTCCCGCAGTAAACTTTTCCAGAACTCTGTATAACTCTGGTTTGTGCTTGGTATCATGAAACACCATATATTTTCTCACATATTGTGCATGTAAGTCAAGTTCACCTTGAAGATGTGGTGCCTTGTGAAGTGAGTCTACGAACAATAAATCACATGGTCCAGCAGATTGTCTATCGTGAGACGAACCGCAATACGTTGTAAGTGTGATCCCCGCGGGAAGATAATAGTCCTCAAACAAATTCATATAGGGCATCATCTTACTAAAGTCGGGATCTACTAGAAAGACTTCGTCTGCTCCAGCAAGTATTGCGGCTGCGGCAGAGGCACCTTGGTGTGTACCTAATTCCTTATATGATTCACAACCCTCTTCGATAAGTCCCTTGATAACTTCGTGGTGATTACAGTAGTGTTCACCGTGAACCTTGGTTTGTTGTGAAACTATTTCTTCGTGCCACTGCTCCAATGTGGTGCAGTGTTTTAAATCTGCTATTATCATGGCGTCTCTAATTCCTCTACGCAATCTAGCATTAAATTTTTAAGTGCGTTATGTTTGGGTGAACTCATATCCCAAGTTTCTGTACGAATTGGCCAGTTGTAACATAGAGTGAATCTATCACACAATGTCCACATCGCATGCCAACAATGGTTTTTTACATCCGACTCTTTGGTGCCAAAATGATACCACCGTGCTTGCCAACCCGGTTTGTCTGATATTTCAACTACACTATCCTTTTCAGTATCATAATATAGGAAAGCACCGTTGCCCGTCTCCGACCAAGACAAAACAATCTGATACCCTGCCGATGGATAATTTGTATGCCAACCTACCATACCATGACCCTGATAATAATTTATCAGAGTATTCTGATTGGCACCAAGAGCATCAGTGAAATCACGTTTCCACTGGTACCAGAAAGGACCCCAATGTTTCATATCCAGATCACCAACGGGAGTAGCACAATGTTCTACTGGATACCCTTCGTGATCTCTCCAGTTTGGAAGATACTCTTCACGCAGAACCTTTTCAGAACATCGTTCTCTTGCAGTTTTTGGACTATAATTGTCACTGTGAAATCGTCGCAACTCTCCTGTCTTACGAGCATAGAAGTCGTTGACAAACGTTCCCAAGGTATTCAGGATCTCTGCGTTGCGTAGATTGATTTCCATTAGTTAAAGTTCAGACCCTTCAGTTTAGATCCAGAGACAGTCTTATCAAAGATTGGTGTATCGTCGACCATCTCATTGTCTGCATTCTGTTCGACATCGTATAGACGCATCTTGCTACGATCAATACCCACACAGAAACGTTTGTTATTGTTGGGATCGTTATATCTATTCTTCAACTGCTTGACCATAATCTGACCCATCGACTCTAATTCCTCATTGGATACCAAAGCAAACATAAAATCAGCAGTCGCAGGAAGACCAAACGATTCTGAAGTATCTTCCAGACCCGGATCAGAGTTACCATAACCAGATCGTGTTGTCTGAGTTGCCGATACGATTGGTACATCAAACTCCACTGCCAGACCACGCAACTCTTCCGCAATGGACTTGACCAGAGAGTAACTGTTGATCGACCCACCCAGACCTCGCATGCGCGCAGACGCACAGATGTTCAGGTAGTCAACAAAGATCATCTCAGGTTTGAACGATCTCTTGATCTCCAACTCTTTGAGCAATGCACGGAAGTGTCCCGTGTGTGCTCCCCCAGTTGGATACTCTTTGATGATCAACTTACCCTGAGTCTTGCTTGCGATCTTGTGAATACGATCCTCGAACATACTCTTGGACATATGATCCAACTGATCGATGGGAACGTTCATGAGGTTAGCATCGATACGTTCAGCAATGCGTTCCTCTGCCATTTCCATTGTGATGTACAGGACATTGCGTCCCTGAGACAATGCGTTACCTGCCATGTGACACATGAATAGAGACTTACCAACACCCGTACCTGCCAGAGCAATATTGAGTGTCTTGTTGGGCAGACCACCCTTGGTGATACGGTTGAAATAATCGAGATCGAACGGCACGCGTTCTTCTTTCTCATGGTAGAACTCAAATCGTTCCCCAGCATTCTCGATGAAGTCGTGACCGACATTAGTATCAAAAGAAACCGACAAGGCATCACGCAGAATATCTGGCAATGCGTCCTTAGTGAACTTCTTGTGCTTACCATCAATGACAGATATAGACTCCATCACCGCAAGGAATATAGCACGATCTTGACACCACTTCTCAGTCTTCTCGATCAACCAATCATTGTCGATCCTAGTCTCACGATCAAACAGAGACGGTAGCATCTCCATAGCAGTCTGATAGTGCTCTTGGTTGTCAAAATATTTCGAGTCATCAATCTCAATCTTGAGTGTCTCAAGTGTGGGTTGTTTCTTATACTTCTCGACGAAATCGCACACCTGCGAGAACATTGAGTTGTACACACCCTCGAAATATTCTTTCTTGATAAAAGGAATGACCCTACGCATGTAGGGTTCATTGGTCAAAAGGTTTCTTAGAATTGTTAAAGGTAATTCAGGAGTCATTCCTTGGTTCCGTTAGAAGTGTTTTCTCTTCTACCGCAGTCTCCAATACATCACTGAGGATTGCGGCTGCCTGTTGTTGTAGTCCTTCATCCCCTTCGTTTAGACTTGAATCGGGTGAGTATGATACGAAGAAGTCGAAATGAATGTGCTCATCAACTTCATCGAATCGAATACTGCCAAACCGAATGACAGTCTCCACATAATCACCTGTAAGAATGCGAACTTCCCATGCCTGATCGTTTGGTCCGTCGACGGGAATTAGTTCGTAGTCTACATTTTCCTTAACCATCTTCTAACTCGATCTCCAACTCTGCTTCTGCTTTTTTGCCGATAGAGTATTGGTTATTCACAAAGGATCTGAATGTTTCGTCACCTAGTATATCAGACCAAAACTCGTCAGTCAAGGTGTCTTTCATGCGACACTTAGGACCATCACCTTTCTGATACCAACCGTTAGATGGTTTAGTAACGTGACCCGATGCGATTGCGAGTTCAAGAAGACCAGAGTACTTCTCGATACCACCGTCCCACGTAACCGTGATTGGAATCTTGGATTGTTCCTTGACGAATCGAGACTTCTCTACCTTGATCACAAAGTCGTAACCCTCGACCTCAGTGCCGACCTTGTTCTGTCGTCGACCCAGAATCCAGATGTTATCCGCAGAGTAGTAGATGCCTGTACCACCACCAACAATATCTTTCGGAAACAAACCGATCTCTTTGTAGGTGTGATTAACTGCAACCAACGGAATGTTCTGAGTCGTGAGGTAAGGAGTTACCATACGGAACACACCTTTGAGTGCTTTCGCACGAGACATATCCGCAACTGACTTCTCGTCAAAGGCGTCTTCGAGTTCTTTCTTGGATGCAAGGTTAC